CAACTGACTAATGGTGCTGGGTTCATTACTGGAGTTTCAACTTTTTCTGGTAATTATAATGATCTATCAAATACACCAACAATACCAACCAATAATAATCAACTGACTAATGGTGCCGGGTTCATTACCACATCATTTACAAATACAAATCAACTAACTAATGGTGCCGGGTTCATTACCAATAATGTCACTGGTATTATAACAGCAACATCATTTTCTGGAACTGCTACAACTGCAACAAATCTTTCCGATGGCGCAAATATAACGGATGGAACAATCAGTGATGCTAGATTACCAGATTTAATCACATCAAACATTAATGCCTCTTCTGGTGTTTCGACGGTAAGTGAACTTAAAGTTGGAACAGCAATTACAATGTCTGCTGGTATTGTTACTGCCACTACTTTCAGTGGTTCTGGAACAAATCTAACAGGATTAACTGGTGCTTCTGCTGCAACTTATGGTAATGCATCCAATGTTGCTCAAATTGTAGTAGATTCTAATGGAAAAATTACTGGAATAAGTAATGTCACCATCTCCGGAGGAGATACTGTCAGTATTACAACTACTGCTGCCGATATTCTATCCGTATCTTCTGGAGCAATTAGTGCTGATGATGCTGGTGCAGATAAAATAGTATTCTGGGATGATTCTGAAGGAAAGTTGACTTACCTTACTGTAGGTACTAATTTAACAGTTACGGATACGACAATATCAGCATCTGGAGGTGGAGGTGGTGTCACTACAGGAAAAGCAATTGCTATGGCAATGGTTTTTGGTTAATATTCATAAATTCATATTCATAAATAAATTCATAGAGGAGTATCTGATTAATGGCAAACCCGAATATAGTATCTGTTGCAAGTATATACGGAAAGACTGTATATGATACTGATATTGCAGCTTCTGCTGCTTCTCTTGTAAGTAATGCAGCATCATCAGGAAAAATATATAAGATAAACTCTTTGATTATTGCAAATATTGATGGAACAAACGCTGCAGATATTACTGTAACACTTAGAAATGCTGCTGGTGGCACAACTCATTCTACCATAGCAGGTACAATTAGTGTACCTGCTGATGCAACGTTGGTTGTTGTTTCTAAAGATACTTCAATCTATTTGGAAGAAGATATGTCATTATATGTATTAGCAAGTGCTGCTGGAGATTTGAGTGCAACTTGTTCTTATGAAGAGATTAGTGAATAATTATGGGTTATTATACTACAAATGGTGGACTGATAGGTGTTGGAAATATTACTCAAAGGAAGGGTGTTTTTGATATAGTAGCATCGATGCTCAACACGGGGTTTGGGTTTGATGATGCTGCTTATAGTCAGTTTTTCACTAGTGGTGCAAGTCCTATAGATGTTGATAATTCCTCATATGATCAATTTATTGGTAGTGGTAGTGCTGGTTACAGCGGCAATGCCACTAATACACTAGATAATTTTGTAGATCATAATCAAGGTCATATATGGGGTGGATATTCTGCTGCTGGATATTACACATGGAATAATGCTGGCAATAATTATTCAGGTAACGCAAATTTTTATGCAGTAAATAGTGCTGCTCTACCTCTGACAGGAAATACTACCTCAGGTATGAGTAGTAATGGAAGAGGTATGACTATTGCATACTTAGGAGATGGTACTCCTGTAATAGTTATATCTACTCGTTTTAAACAGTTTTATTATTTTAATTATCCAACTGGAACTTATATAGGTAAATTAACAGCTATTGAAGATAGTGGTGATAATCCGACTGACGATGATTTTTCTGGTTTGTGTTTTAGTGGAACTCAATTGTTAGTGGCCAATAGAGTTGATAGTTATGTTTATGGATATGACATGCCAGAGAATACAGCAGCTATTAATGATACTACAGTTTCAGTAACTCGAAGATGGTCTACATCACATGATTGTCAGTATGGAATGGCTTGGTCGGGTGATGGGGTTTATATGACTAATGGAGCTTCCACCCAAAATTGCTCATATTTTAGATTCTCAGGAACAGGGACGAGTGGAACTTCCACACAGGTCAGAACATATTCTCTGGGAGTAATAAATTATTCTCTGGCAGTAGATTATAAAAATAGAAAGTTAATAATGGGTGGATATAGTAATAATACAATAAGAGTTTGGGGAGAATAATTAAATGAAAAGAAATAATGGAATTATAGGTCCTAAACAAGTCACTACGACATCTTCAGCTATCGGAACTTTTGATTTATTTGATCAGTACAATATAAAAACTGATGACAATTGGCCACCAACACAGAAAGTTTTATCAATTTCAAATAATAATGGAACTAATCTAAATGAAAATGTAATTAATACTTTTACTGTTACCACTAAAGGATTTAATGAGGGTGACACAATATATTATAGTATTGCAACGGTTTCTGGTCCTGCATTAACGGGTGCTGATTTTTCTAGTGGATCTTTAACTGGATCATTTAGTCTTTCTTCTGGTAATGGAACATTTAATATTACACCTCTTGGTGAAGGTGTTGCTGAAAATAATACATGTAAGATTGAAATAAGAAGAGATAGTGTATCTGGATCAATTATGGGTGAAAGTGCAGTTCTTACTATAACTGATGCGGATCCACCAATAGTTGGGCAAAACGATTATACTACTGCGGGTCAGGATACCTTTACTGTTCCAACCGGTATTACATCTGTTCACTTTGTTCTTATTGGTGGTGGTGGTGGTGGTGCTACGTCTACACAAGCTAGTAATGGTATATCTGGTGGAGGTGGAGGTGGTGGAGGTTTATCGTGGAGAAATAATTATAGTGTAAGTGCTGGAGATGTTCTTTATATTACAGTTGGAGCTCTTGGAACTGCTGGAGGTGCTGCTGGTCAGAATACTAATAGTGCTGGAGGTGATAGTTATATAAGATTAACAAGTCATTCTGGAACGATTATTGGGAGAGCAGGTGGTGGAGGAAAAGGAGAATATAATAATGCTGTTGTTGTTGAAAATGGTGGTACAAATTATTCTGCAACTTATGGTGGAGGTGGATCTAATTCTGGTGGAGGTACTGGAGGTCGTGGAGGACGTGGGCAATCTGGTCATGCAGGAGGTGGAGGTGGTGGAGCCGCTGGATATGCTGGCAATGGTGGACAAGGAAATGATGGTGCTTCTACTAGTAATGTAAATGCTCCTACTGGAGGAGGTGGTGGTGGAAGTGGATCTTTAAATGCTTTTTCAACTAATGCAGTAATAGGTGGAGGAGGTGTTGATATCTTAGGTCAAGGAACTAGTGGAACTGGTAATGGTGGTTATGGTAATGGTGCTCAAACAGGATATCAAGGTTCAACTGGTGGACCAAGTGGAAGTGGCAATAGTACGAGAACAAAAACTTATGGTGGTGGTGGAGCTGGATGTGAGGATGATTCTGGTGCAGCATCTTCTCCTGGTGGAGTAGGTGCAGTAAGAATTATTTGGGGAGAAGGTAGAGCATATCCATCCACAAATACTACTGATCAATGATAAATATAATATGATAAGAATTATATAGGATATAGATGCAGTATTCGATTAATGGTGAATATCCAATAGATACTTTACCAAATAGAATTAGGTTATCTGATGGAAGTACCAGAACAGATTCTTCTACCTTTACTACAAGTCAATTAACTAGTGCTGGAATAGTAACAACAACTAATCCACCATCATATAATTCTGATACACATAAACTTACTTGGGATGGTAGTAATTGGCAAACTATATCGTTAACAAGTGCCGAACTTCTTGAAATTATTAATCAGAAATGGATCAATGTTAGAAACGAGAGGAATGATTTATTAAATTTTGCTGATAAATTGGTTATAAGACAGCAAAGTCAAACTAGACTAGGTATATCTACTGTTCATAATATATCTGAATTGGATCAATATATGCAAACACTTAGAAATATTCCACAAAATAATGCAGATCCAGATAATATTAATTGGCCAGTACTTAGTGTAGATTCATAACCAGCAAGTGCCGTAAAAATGATAATGCAAAGTATTCATCACAATGTTTTGTAAGATGATATATATAATGCCTATTCAAAACCAAATCAAGCAATTAAATTATGAGTGATGTATATCTTGGCAATCCATTATTAAAAAAAGCAAACACTGCGATTGAGTTTACAGAGGATCAAATCATTGAGTTCCTCAAATGTAAACAAGATCCAGTTTATTTTGCAAATAATTATATTAAAATTGTTTCTCTTGATGAAGGTTTAACACAATTTCATCCATATCATTTTCAAGAAAAACTAATTCATAATTTTCATAACAACAGGTTCAATATCTGTAAGATGCCACGACAGACTGGTAAGTCTACTACTGTGGTATCATATCTTTTACATTATGCACTTTTTAATGATAGTGTAAACATTGGTATTCTGGCAAACAAAGCATCTACTGCCAGAGAACTGTTAGCAAGATTATCAACAGCATATGAAAACTTACCAAAATGGATGCAGCAAGGTATTCTAGTATGGAATAAAGGAAATATAGAACTAGAAAATGGCAGTAAGATATTGGCATCATCTACATCTGCGAGTGCTGTTCGAGGCATGTCGTTCAATATTTTATTTCTCGACGAATTCGCATTCGTCCCCAATCACGTTGCCGACTCATTCTTTGCATCTGTTTATCCTACTATTACTTCTGGTAAAAGCACAAAGGTAATTATCGTATCCACACCACACGGAATGAATCATTTCTACCGTATGTGGCACGATGCGGAAAGAAATAAAAACGAATATATTCCCACAGAAGTCCATTGGTCAGAAGTTCCTGGTAGAGATGTTGTTTGGAAAGAACAAACAATTGCAAACACATCAGAAGAACAGTTCCGTGTTGAATTTGAATGCGAGTTCTTGGGTTCTGTTAATACTCTTATCAACCCATCAAAACTCAAAACTTTAGTATATGAAGACCCTATACAGAGAAATGCAGGATTAGATGTCTATGAAAATCCTATTGAGGATCATAATTATCTAATGACAGTAGATGTTGCCCGTGGTCTTGGTAACGACTACTCAGCA